AAGTATGGTTCCTTTATCTTCTTAAGATCATCAATATTGTTAAGTCCTAGTTTTGCAATATAGTCTAAACTATCATGCACTCTATAACTATCCATTCCTCGTTCTTCATAATTGTAACATACTTTACATCTACTAGGAAGTTTTTTACCTTCAAGCATTGCTTTACGAATAACTCCGTAATCCGGATCTTTGTCCCAGTCTTTGATAGTGCCTACTTCTTTTACCTTTTTAGCACTTCGAGAACACAGTTGCATATGGCCATTATAATTATTAAATGCAATCCAGGGATACATACAGAAACTTTTGTTACCTTTAAACAAGTCAGTCCAATATTTTAAACTTTGAACATTAGCATTATCCTTGTATCTTGTTTTGGTTATCCAATGATTGTTGTTCTTTTCAACTTCAACCATTATCTTGTAAGTAGTCAATAGAATCTTACTTTCACCCCACGTGTCTGCAGGCTGGTCAAGCATTATAACTTCATCAAATTGTTTAGCAATATTAATGACATCACCAGGAGGCAAATCAGCGATAGTTGTGTGATAATATCCACTTGCACTTACATCTTGCAAAGGGTCACTCACTAATCCATGATTTTTATAAGTTCCTGCTAATCTAGTAGTTTGATCATCGGTGTCTTCAGTATTATTGCCTAATACGAGTACTCTTTTCATTGTACTAATACTTATCCATTTTTTTATATCTAAAGATATAATCGGTATAAATAAAACGTTGCAACTTGCAACACTAGGCACAAAATAAGAATTTAGGCAAACTAGAGGCACAAATGAAGATACCTAAAGATGCGAAGGCTCAATTAGAACGATTACTCGGCAGATTCATAAGGCATATTCCGAACAATACCGAATATCATAACAGGCTTATCGAAGAACTAGAGATCATACTCAAACTTCGCTTCGTCGATTACTTCCTAACAATTTGCGATGTACTGACGCTAACCAAAGACATAACACATATGACTCGTGGTTCAGCAGGGTCTAGTCTCGTCTGCTACCTACTTGGTATAACAGACGTGGATCCCATAAGATGGCAAATACCGGTAGCACGTTTCCTAAATCCTTTAAGGGATGACTTACCAGATGTGGACATAGACTTTCCACACTGGCAACAGGCGGCTGTAATGCAAAAGGTATTTGACAAATGGCCCGGAAAAAGTGCTCGTATCAGTAACTACGTAACATACAAAGAAAAGAGTGCAAGGCGTGAAGCCGCACGACGTATGGGTGCATCTGGTAAACTCCCTCGTGGCTTTAAGTACGAAGATTTAGATATAGATAAGGAAGAAGCAATGAGAATCGAACGAAAATTATTAGGCAAGAAGAGAGCAATATCAAAACACTGTGGAGGAGTTCTTATATTCAAACATAACATGCCAAAAAGCCTAATGAACGCAGACAATCAAATATTATTAGACAAACGTGAAGTAGAAGACTTGGAGCATCTTAAAATAGATATACTTGCTAACCGAGGACTTAGTCAACTGTTAGAAATAGATGAAGACACACCTCTAGAAGCATACCCAGAAGAGGATTATGAAACAAGCCAATTACTTTGTAGCGGAAATGTTATAGGAGTAACACAAGCAGAGTCACCAGCGATGCGTAGATTATTTCAAGCAATACAACCAAACAGTAAAAGTGATTGTGTGTTCGCAACGGCACTGATAAGACCTGTTGCAACTACAGGTAGACAAAAGGCCGCGTTCTTTCAAGACTGGACAGAACAAAGATTAGAAGATACTATTGTATATGAAGATGATGCAATACGAAAGATATCAAAACTTATAGGTTGTGATATGTATGAAGCAGATATGTATCGTCGTGCATTTGCCAAACGTGATGAAGAGAAAGTTATGCAGTTCATGGAGAAGATGGGCGATAGTGAGAACAAAGAACAGATTATAAAAGAATTATATGGACTAGGAAACTTCGGACTATGCAGAGCTCATGCAGTAAACTTAGGTAGATTAATATGGGCCCTTGCATATCACAAAGCCCACAATCCAAAACAGTTTTGGAAGGCGGCACTTAAACATTGCCAAAGTAGTTACAGACGTTGGGTACATAAAACAGAAGCAAAAAATTCTGGTTGGGACTTACGTGAACTAGGATATCCAAATGGTATTACAGAGTCACCACAAACACAGTACAAACGTCATGGATACTGGACTCAGCCAGAGTTCATGCCTAATATGTTCGTGCAAGAGACATGGAGCGATAGAGTAAACTTTGCAGGACTTGTTGCAAACGGTAGAGTATTCAAAGGAGAGGAAGGAAGGTATATTACGTTCTTGACACTAGGCATTGCTAACGGCGAATATGTAGACGTAACAGTTAAGAAACCCTTTGGTCATAGAGATCACGATGTTGTAGCAGGAAGTGGCAAGGTACGTTATAGTAATGGTGCTCGTTATATAGATTGTTATGATGCAAAAGGATATAGACTAGATAGATACTTTGGATAAAAAGTCTCCTTGTATATCATTAGAATACTTAATTATATCTTTATGTTTTTTAATATTAAATTGATTGGCAAATATGTGCAAATCTTCTCTAATAAGATTAAAATTATTAACATGTCTTTTAATGTAATCCTTTTTCTTAATTTTAGAACTTTGTAAAATATCCTTATTAAGTTCTAATGCTTGAAGTGTTCTACTTCCAGGATGTAAATCATATTGGTAACTATGGTCAATCACATCATTAAACACATCAAAACCTAAACTTGTTAATTTATCCGCCATTCCATATCCTCCACAAAATATTGGAAAACAAAAACCATATAGTGCCATAATATATTTTTCTGTTAACACCACTGCCTTTTCCCAAAATACTGGTTCAGTAATAATACTTACTGTACTATTCATATAAAATTGAGATAACACATTTTGCCATGCATCTATATCCAAACCATCATTCCTAGGATTTTCACCAAAAAACTTTGTAGGGAGGAAACTATTGAGGTAATTAAAATTTGTACACCTTGTTAATTCTTTTAACTTTTGATAATCACTGTCACTAGTATTCCAACCTTGAGTATACTCAAAACTAATAGTATCCTTATTATAAGAAAGCCAAGAACTTAGTAGCAATCTATTTTCTCTAAGTCTACTCATTGGCGCAAAGCATCTATGTGTGTCTGTTACACTATTAATATCTACAGAATACTTTGAATAATAATCACATCCTTGCATAAAAAACATTGGTACGAAAGTTGTAGGATATGGCATATTGACATAATCTACATATGTTGTAAAATATATATGTTCAACAGGGTATGAGTATTCTTTAATTATATCTTCAATAGTATTATATTCTATGTCCTGATACTTCGTACCAGTTTCTAAGTCCGCTTCTATAGTCCAACTTTTAGGATGAGGCTGGATATCTGCTACAAGAACAATACCTTCATTACCTTTAATATTTTGAATTTTAAAGTTGCCTGGCGCAGGACATATAGTTAACATTATTGACTTTTTAATCCGGCTAGCATATCTTTTAGTTTACTACTTTGCACACTTGCCGTAATCTTACCAGCATCTCCTTCGGGTGCCTCTACAACTCCAGTATCGCCAGTTTTGTTTTTAAGTTGATCATAGATACTACTACTTTGTTTCTTAAACTGTTGATACTCCTGATCCTCACCTAAGTCTCGAATACGTAAACTTTCTATATCAAACTCCAAGTCTATCTTTTGTCCAACACCACTACTACTTCTAGTCTTCATAAGTTGTAATTGATACCTGCCACGTTCTCTCATAGCACGACTTGTAAATATACCGAACACATTATCAGCAGTATTAATCTTACTAAGTCCACCACTTATATGACTGTGATCAAACTCTATTTCATCTACTGCACCTCTATTCAACTGCGAAGCAGTAACAAACACACAGTTTAATTCTTTTGCTAGGTTACGCAACTCTTCGGATACATACTTGTCCTTAACAAACAAATCACTTGGCGATACCTTTGCACTAACTGGCATAAGCAAATCTAAATAATCTATTAGCAAGAAGTCTATATTCCAACCATTCTTGATTTGTAGTTCTTTTAAGTATGCTCTGACATCATTTACATTACTCTGTGCAGGCATATATTTTATCTGTAGTTTACCTGCCTTCTTACCAGCCATTCTAACTTTCATTTCAACTGTATCCAAGTCCTTAAATACTTCCTTAGTAGATACATTTGTAAGCATACTATCTATTCTCATGGCACTTAGACCTTCACTAAGTTCTAGTGTTAAATACACACCGTTCAATCCATTTGTAATCCAATTCACTGCCAAGTTCTGCATAAACAAACTTTTACCACTACCAGATCCACCAGCAAATATATTCAGCTCACCTTTGTTCATACCACCAAACAGTTTACGATCCATAGCAGGCCAGCCTGTAGTGATTTGTCCATTATTATCTTTGAGTGCCATTAGTCTTGCACGAGGATCCTCAAAGTAATCTGTACCCATGTCCTTTGTTAAACTAATCTGTACTGCATCTTTAATAATTTTTTCAACAGGATCATAAGTGCCTTTCTCTAACAAGTCTGCACTTTTTAATATCGCCCGTTCTAGTTCCTGCCTTTTAGTAAAGCCTTCAAACTCACTTAGAAACCAATCATTATGGCTTTCATGTATATCTGGCACAGGCTTTAGTTCAACACCAGTCACTGCCTTTACTTGTTCATATGTAGGCAGAGCACCATGTTCATCACTGTGTTCTTTTATAAACTTCGCAGTTTCAGTCAAACTTCTATCAAAGTTTTTTACATTGTATATATTTTGCACACGAACATAATTCTGTGCATCATTCATCATCATTTCTA